GTGGCGGAGCGCGAGATCCAGCGGTATGCGGGGGATCACGCGGCGTGGCACAAGCACGTGCACGACGTCGAGCTGGATCCGATGCAGGTGCTGAAGTGCATCGAGATGGACCGGGAGCTGAACACGATCGATTTCTCGTGCCGGCGGACGGGCAAGACGGCGGTGAAGGAGCTCTATGGGCTGGAGTGGAACGCCTGCCACTCGGACCAGGAGTGGGGCATCGTCGCGCCGCGCGAGGCGCAGAGCCTGAACAACCTCGGATATCACCTCGAGGCGATCCGGCGCTCGCCGATCCTGCTGCACTTCATTGCCTGGAAGGGCGGGCGCAAGCGGATGAGCGACACGCAGTACGAGTTCGCGAACCGGTCGCGGGCGGTGGCCTACGGGATCATGGCGCAGGTCGATGGCGGGGACCTGACGGCCGCGAGCCTGGAGGAGACCGACGACATGCCGGCGGACCGGCTGTACTCCAACTTCCTGCTGATGCTCGGGTCGAACCGGCGCCTGGGTGCTTCCGCGGACGCGGTGAACGACCCGCAGATCCGGATCACCGGCGTATTCAAGGGCGCCGACACGCTGAGCGGGCTGCTGGCGAGCGGCTCCTACCACGCGCTGCCGACGGTGGACGGGTACCTCGGCATCGAGATGGGGATCCTGAACGAGAAGTTCCTCATGGACATGCGCGAGCAGCTCTCGCCGGACGAGTACCTGCGCCAGATCCTGTGCAAGAACGTCTCGGCGCGGAACCTGGTGTGGGAGAAATACGTGCGCATGGCGCTGCAGGTCGGGCTCGCGGCGGGGCTCGAGCCGGCGCCGCCGATCCCGGGGGCGCAGTACCAGCGCCGGGGGCTGATCTCGTTCGGATTCGACGCCGGCGGCCACGGCGAGAATCCGCAGAGCTCGCGGCACGCGCTGGTGGTGACCGAGCAGCTTGGCAACTGGGTGACGTTCCCGTACGTGCGCCAGTGGCCCGCCGGCGCAGACGACTCGACGGTCAAGGACGACCTGAAGGCGGCCTGGCGCTACTTCATGCCGGACGTGGCGCACGGCGACGCCTACGGCGTGGGGATGCTCACGCAGCTCAATGACGAGCTGTTCCGCGAGGGGCTCACGCAGATCGACCGGCGCACGATCGGCGACGGCGACAGCACCGCGAGCACCTGGCCGGAGTGGGCGTTCGCGCCGATCCGGTTCGAGGGCATGACGAAGCACCAGATGGCGCAGGCCGTGCGGGCGGTGTTCCACAAGGGGCACGCGGCGCTGCCGTACGTGGAGGACCGCGAGGACCTCGAGACGCAGGACTTCCGCGCGCTGACGCGCCAGATCCCGAACATCAAGCCGGTCGAGACCGGCAAGAGCTACTCGAGCTACCAGATGGCCGATCGCAAGCTGGGCGACGACCTGTTCGACGCCACGATGGCCTCGATCTGGGGCCACCTGACCCGCGGCGCCCCGGCGGTGGCCGCGGCCATCCACCACCGCACGCAGTCCCGCGAGGCCCTGCTGGGCCAGCGGCCCCATCGACTCCCGTCGGCGACCCCGTAGGAGCCCGACATGGCACTGATTCCGCGCATCCGAAACCCCTTCCGCCGGCGCGTGCCGCCCGAGGTCACCGAGGCGGCCACCCCGGGCGACACGCACCCTGACCCCGGCAGCACCCGCACGGGGCGCACCCCGACCCCGGAGCGCTCGCTCGAGCGGGTCTACCAGCGCTTCCTCATCGACCCGACCCTGCGGGCGGCGATCCTCGACCTGCGGGAGATGAACAAGCTCGACACCCGGGTGAAGAAGATCCACGGGCGCATGGTGCGCAGCGCGACGAAGGGCGGGCTGCGGCTGCAGACGTCGACGACCAACCGCCGGCTGCATCGCGAGTGGAAGGCCTTCCAGGCCCGCACCGGGCTCAACCGGCCGGAGAAGCTGCAGAGCGACGCCCGCGGCCTGGTCATGGAGGGCAACCTGCCGCTGCAGGTCGTGCTCAACGGCAGCAACCAGGTATCAGGGCTGGTGCGCATGCCGGCGGAGACGATCGTGCCGATCGTCGGCGAGAACGGGCAGTTCCTGGATCCGCGCTACGCCTACGAGCAGCGCAACCCGTTCGAGTCCACGGCCGTCGCCTCCTTCGCGCTGTGGCAGCTCGTGCTCGCGCGCCTGGAACCGGAGAACTACGACGACATGGGCAGCATGGGGCGGCCGTACCTGGACGCGACCCGCTCGACCTGGCAGAAGCTGACGATGACGGAGGAGGACCTGGTCATCCGCCGGCACACGCGGGCGCCGCAACGGCTCAACCACGTCCTCGAGGGCGCCGGGCAGGAGGAGATCGACCAATACCGCGAGCGCGTCGAGCAGGACCAGAAGGACCAGACGACCGATTTCTACTCGACCAAGAAGCCGGGCGTGAGCGCGGTCCAGGGCGACGAGAACCTCGACCAGATCGCGGACATCGTGCACCTGCTGGATACCTTCTTCGCCGGCGCGCCCGCTCCGAAGGGGCTGTTCGGCTACGCCGGGGATCTCTCGCGCGACATCCTCGAGGACATGAAGCGGGACTACTATGAGGAGCTAGACGCGCTGCAGGACGTGCAGGCCTCGGCCTACGAGTTCGCCTTCCGGCTGCATTTGCTGCTCGCGGGGCTGAACCCGGACAGCTACGACTTCGGCGTGGTGTTCACCGAGCGGCGCACCGAGACGGCCAACCAGGCGGCGGACCGTGCGCTGAAGTACCAGGCGCTCGGGGCCAGCCAGCAGACCATCCTGCGGACCTCCGGGCTCGACCCCGCGGCCGAGAAGGCGCAGCTCGAGGAGGAGCAGGACGAGAACGATCCGTACCCGGTGGGCGGCGGCGCCTCCGGCAACCGGACCTCGATCACCCCGGGCAACGCGCGCAAGGGCGATTCCGCGACCGACGTGCGGACGACCCGGCGCTCGTCGGCGAACGCCTGACCATGGCCGTGCCCACCGACCGGATGAACCGCCGCACGGCCACGCCGGCGCAGATCCGGCGGGCGACGGGCGAGGCGCAGGCGCGGCTGCGGGATCTCGATGCGCGCGCCACGGCGGACCTGCGGCGGATCTACGAGCAGGCGGCCGCGGACATCGAGGCGCGGATCCGCGAGGCGGCCGGCAGCGGCAACCTGGTGCGCGAGGAGCGCCTGCAGCACCTGCGCGACCAGGTGCAGCAGCGCGTCGCCGCGCTGTCGGGCGAACGCGGCGACCTGCTCGACCAGCACCTGAGCGAGGCGGCGCAGCAGGGGACCGAGCCCTGGTCGGGCGCGGTCGAGGGCAACCTGCAGTCGATCGCCGACGACGCGGTCGCGTTCGTGCGCACCTTCGAGGCCTCGGACGGGCTGCAGCTCTCGGACCGGCTGTGGCGGCTGGACCGCGGGGCGAACCAGGCGGTGCGCCAGGTGCTCGAGAACGCGGTGGTGCAGGGGCACAGCGCGAGCCGCGCGGCCGCGGACTTGGTGGCCCAGGGCGAGGCGGTGCCCGAGTCCATGCAGCGCACGATCGACGCCGCCCGGGCGGACACCGTCGCGCCGCGGGCGGCGGACGCGCTGCTGCAGGGCGATCGCGCGCCGTACGAGAACGCCCGGCGCGTATTCCGCACCGAGCTCGGCCGGGCGCACAACGCCGCCTTCGAGCAGGCCGCGTTCGAGCACCCGGACGTCATCGGCACGAAGTTCACGCTGTCGCCGCGGCACCCGCGGCGCGATATCTGCGACCTGCACGCCAGCGCAAACCGCTACGGCCTGGGCCCGGGCGTCTACCCGCAGGGCCGCAATCCGTACCCCGCGCATCCGAACACCTTCTCGTTCATTCAGCCCGTGTTCGCCGACGAGGTCAGCGAGGACGACCGCCAGAACGTCGAGCACCCGGTCGACTGGCTCAAGCGCCAGCCGGCGGACCTGCAGGCCGAGGTCCTGGGCGGTCAGGCGAAGCAGCGCGCGTTCGCGCAGGGGCTCATCGGCGAGGGGGCCATCAATACGCCCTGGCGCGTCATCCGGCAGCGGCTGGAGCGGCAGGGCATCGACGTCGAGGCGCTGGAGGTGGAGTGAGCGAGGCGGACGAGCTGGTGGAGCTGCTGAATCAAGCGGACGAGAATACCCGCGACGAGCGTCCGACGCCCACCGTGACCTGCGCCTGCGGCCACGTGATCTTCGATGGCGAGGCCATCCGCTCGCGGTGCGTGAAGCCGGCCGAGGGCGTGGCCCTGTGCCGCTGCAAGCGGTGGATTGCGGTACCGGTTCAACCGGTTCGCTGAATCCAATCGCCAGACATCACTGGGCCTTGTGATGTCTGGACGGGCGGGCTAGAAACGGGGCGAGCACCCAGAAGGTAGGGCCCCACAACGGGTCGAGGCCGGGTGACCACCGCGCTGCAGGCGTGGATGGTCCCGGCTTTTTTCGTGGGTGCGACGGGAGAACGATGCGGCAACACCGACGCTTCCAGTTCGACGATCCCGCTGCCGGGTCAGTGCGATACCTGACCGGCCTGCCCCATGTGCGCCTGGAGGACGGCGACGGCAAGCGGACGCAGACGGTGACCATCCTGCGCACCGGCACCTGGAATCATCCGCTCTACGGGCGGATGAACATCGACAAGAAGATGCTCCAGGCGATGGTGCGCAACTTCGACAACAACACCTACGGCCAGCGGATCTTCCTGGACGTCGCGCACCGTCCGCAGGACGGCGCGGCGGCGAAGATCCAGCGGCTGATGGTGTCGGGCAACCGGCTGCGCGCCGAGGTCGAGTTCACGGACTACGGTGTCGACGCGGTCAAGAACAAAAGCTTCGTCTACCTCTCCGCCGACTTCACGGACAACTGGGAAGACCCCGAGACCGGCAGGGAGTATGGGCCCCTGCTCTTCGGCGCCGGCCTGGTCACCCGCCCGTTCGTCAAGCGGATGGACCCCGTCGATCCGTCGCGGCTCGAGCTGTCCGACGAGGTCGGCGAGGGCGTGGACGCGGTCGTGCTGCATCCCGAGCTTTCCAAGCAACTGAGCGAAGAGGCGCACACGAACATGAAGACTTTCCTGGAACGGCTGCAGAAGAAGCTGCAGGAGCTCGGCCTGGCCGAGGCCGTGCAGAAGAAGATCCTCGCCACGTTCGAGGCTGCCGCGAAGCAGCTCGGCGAGGACAAGGAGGCGCTCGAGGCGCTGACGGCCTCCTACGAGCAGATGGGCACGACCCTGGCCGAGCAGATCGGCGGTGACGACAAGCCGATCGAGATCAAGCTCGGCGACATCAACGCCGGCGGCGAGGGCCTGTCGAAGGAAGACGTCCAGAAGCTGCTGCAGGAGGAGCGCGAGGCCGAGGCGAAGAAACAGGCCGACGCGAAGAAGGCGCTGGAGGCCAACCAGAAGACGTTCACCGACGCGCTGGACGCGGCGGAGGGCCTGTCCGACGAGACCCGCAAGGAGCTCACCGAGCAGGGCCTGGAGCTGATCTCCGGCGAGATGACCGCCGAGCAGGTCAAGAAGTTCGCCGACCACCAGATCTCGCAGGGCAACAAGCTCGAGTCCACGAAGAAGCTGGCGGACATGGGCTTCGACTACGGCCCCGGCGGCCGCGTGACGGTCACGCCCGGCCAGGACTCGACGGGCAAGGCGCTGCAGGACGTCGTCGACCAGCACTTCAAGCGCACGAACAGCTACGCCATGGGCCGGCTGCGGCTCGGCGAGGCCGACAAGCTGAACCCCTTCTGCGCGCAGGTGCTGGCGGCCTTCGACCAGCTCTACGGGCGCAAGCTGTACGCCGAGCACAAGATGCTGGCGAACGGCGAGACGGACATCGGCGGCACGGACCTGCCGGTGAGCGTGCAGCGCTCGGTGATCCGCGAGGCGCTGCAGGACCTGCGTGTGCTCGAGGTCGTGCAGACCCTGACGGACATGCAGGCGCAGG